CTCATCCATGATCTTATTCATGTGTCCAGTTTCAACTATGGACGATACATGACCATAAATCTTGTCAAGCAGTCGCATCGCAAGCCAGATTGATTCCCTGGCTTCCAATTCTGAAGAACCACTGGCATTCCAGCGGTCCATTAAATCTTTTCTTAGTACGTCAAATGCTTCATTGAACAACTCATTTTGTAAAAGGCTTTTTGCCCTTTCTTCCCTATGATCGTCGCTCATGTTGCTCCTATTGCTACCGCTCTTTTTTGTTCACGCTCTAACTTCAACTCTTCCATCTTCAGGTGTGCATCTACCGCAGCCTCTTGAGCCTCTTGCTGAACCTTTTGGGCTTTTATCTGAACTTCAAAAGCCTTTATCTCAAGCTCCTTGGCCTCAATCTGCATCTTCTGTTGAGCCATCTGTGCCTGCATCTGCTGCTGCTGATTCGGTTGCTGTGGTGGAGCCTGGGAAGGATCAGTTAAGAAGTCGTCTACATTCTGGAATCCCATTGCTTTAACCAATGAAGCCCCAAGATTATACATATTCTGTACATTTACAATTGGTAATCCACCCTTCATAGATTCAGAAGCAAACTGTAACATCTGTGATAGGTGCATCATCTGCTGATCTTTATTGCCTTGACCCAAGGCAACTGATACAGTGCAATCATACTTATCACTCCAAGCGTCAGGCCTAACCGGAATCCATTCATTGCGTAACATAATTACTCTTTCCTTATCCTGGTTCTTTAAGAGCAATTCATAAATCGTTCGCATTAAATCCTTCACGCCCGTCTCTGCAAAGTTCCTAGCAATAAGTTCTACGCGACTCTGTGCGGCTGTCATAACGGCGTTGACAGCAGTAGCCGTGGTATGGGATGTCAAGGCATTATCATTCATACCCTGAGACATCTTAGACACACCAGCCCTGGACTCCCTTACTCCATCCAAGTATTCAAGCATCTGGAATGAATAAGGCTCTAATGGGGGAGTCGTAAGAGGCATCACCGCATTAGGTGACTTGACTCTAACCACACCGCCTGGTCTTTGTGTCAATAGGTCATCTAGGTTGGCCTGACCCTCTAGAACCGCATACCTACCGAAGTTCTGGTTATACATATTATCCAAAAGGTTTCGCATCAAAACAGATTTATATAATTGAAGATCCATAACTAAATCTGCTATGGATAAACCAAAGAACTTATGCGGAATCTTTATAGGAGTAATAGAAACAAAAGGAACAGAATCTATTTCGTCATTAGCTAGAACATAGTCTCCTACCGTACATACCTTCCTGAGTTCAACAATCCCATCACCATTATAATCAGTTTGAAGAAAAGATTCATGTAGCCAATATTTTCTTAAAGCCTCTTCCGTATCAACCTCGCCAAGACCAAAATTAGTAGTATCGTCAAAGTCAAATCTTGCCTGCCTCTCACTGAAAAGTGAAAAATCATCATCCTCTCCCGCGCCCAACTCTTCCGGCCCAATATCTTCTTCGGGATACATCTCTCGTAATTCAGATAAAGTCTTTTGTACTCTATGGCATACGAATCTCGCGTTTTGAATATCCTTTGCTTCTCGGCTGATAAGAAATTCAGATGGTGGAACATTCTCAATTTTTACTTTACCAGAACCGTGGGTTCTCTTAATAACCACATCGTGAAGTATCTCTTCAACCTCAAAGCCCTCACCTTCAGAATATTCTGAATGCTCCAGCACTTCTACTGCTGGATTTTCTACTAGGGCTGACAGTTCTATATCTGTAAGTCTATGATATTCTTCTCTTTTATAATCTTCGTACTCATCCCACCATACCTTTACAATACCATTCTTAGATAAGAGAGCATCTGTAAACCATGAGTAAAGTATCTCCCATCCAGAGTTATCCTTCGCGAATACATAATTAACATAATCAGTAGCCTGTTCAGCCATTGCAACATCTTCCGGACCATGAGGATTAAACTTAACCATCTCATCACCAGATGCAAACACCCTCATTAGAGAGGGTTTTATCCATTCAATAGTATCCTGAACTGTAGAATCTACGTATTGGCTTCGACCCTCAACCTCATTGCCAAAGGGCTGGCTATAATAATACTCCATAGCCTTTTCCCTATGCTGAGAAATAGTATCGCCATATCCAAGAGAATCAGTAACCTCACTTTTAATCCTGGCTACTAATTCGTCTTCAGTGATTTTTTCTTTTGCCATTAAATAATTCCATAGTCCCTATATTCAACATCCTGTGTCCATGCTGGGTCCTTTCCTGTAACCGCATACCTCTGCGATTGAAAAGCGTACCTTGTTGCTGACATTAGATCGTCCCTGAGAGGAACCACCTTATTATCCTTCCTATGATACATCCTGAACTCCTCAAACCAATCAGAAAGTGTTGAGAATACCTTGAATTTATCAGCTTCTATGGCCTGTAACATAGCCATTAAGCCCTCTTCTATTGAATTAGAACCCTTATTGTTACCCAAAGCAGGTGGATTAGTGAAGTGTTCTAGTAAAAAGTTACATCCTAAGTTCCTATATTGGTCTGCCAGACCTGGGTTACCCATAGAATCACGCCTATTTCCATCATGTGGGTAGGCTATAGGAATGAAATGTGGCCTTGACCTGATTACCGCAGAGTGGACAGAAGGACTGGCCTTTGATGCCCTATAACAGTCATATATGTAGAATATCTCTTCCTCAGTATTCAAAGCACACCATACAACAGCAGTAGGATGGTCCCATCCAAAGTCTATTGCTGCTATTCTAGGCCAATGATCCTCTATATTCAGTGGATCTACCATTATTTTCTCTTCCCCAAGGGGGAATATCAGTCCAGAACCGATAGAAGGTCTACCATTCTTTCTCATTTCCCTCTCATGTGGGCTATATGAGGAGAGAATCTGCTCCATTACAGTTTCATTTAGGTGACCTTTCTCCCCATTCATAGAGGAAATCTTCTCAGATGCGTCATCCCATGTCGCATTTGTAAGGGATTGTCCTGATTGAAGGTTATTCAGGAAGGAAGCAACTGTCTCTGTCATCCCTGCTTCCGGTGTAAAGGTCATATAAACCATACCTTTACGGTCTAATGTTCGAGTAACTGCTTGACTATAGATTTCTCTTGATGGTTCCTCGTCCAACCATATACAATCTACACTCCTACCCTGCCATTTCTCTACACCCATCTCGTAGGCTTTGAAGAATAAAGAAGAGTTCCCACCGCTAACATGACGAATGAGAGCCACACTCTTCGCGTTAGGTACTCCAGGTTTTCTCTCGGTCTTTATTATTAAATTTTTCGGTATAGTACCGGAACCGAAAGCCTCTGGATCATCGGGGGAACCCAATAGCTCAAACTGTACAATGTCCCTTGTCGTTTCATTTGAGACACCACCAGCCCAGGCTATGATAGGTTGCCGGTATACTCGTCCTTCCCACCAGTCTGGATACAATCCAGTAAGGTGATAACTCAGCTCCATGCTACCGCAGAAACTCTTACCTATGCGGTTAGCCGCCATCAGGAGCCTCTGGTTGGCCTCTGAGCCTGTTTTATGGAACTTTAGCTGGTAGGGGTAGGGGTCGTAAGAATCAATCCTAGAATAGCGTTCACGCTGTCTCTTCTCCCGTAGGAGTTCTAATGCCCTAGTGCTTGAGGAGTGCGTCGAGTTCCCTTTGGATTTCTTCATTCGACATTTGTTCTATGTTAGTTTGCTCGATTCTCTCTACAGGTTTCAACCCTGCTCTATCCAGTAAATCCTTGATTGCCCCAAGACGAACGCTCTCGCTCTCTGCCTTCTCTGCCAGTTCAGATAGAAAGTATAGGCTTGAGGGTATCTTGTCTGCAAGAACTTTTTGAGTCTGATCATTGATCTGTTCCCTTAAAATATTTTTAAGTTCATATCCCTTCTGCTTGGCTGTCTTCTCAGAGTATCCTGCCTCTACAGCAGACTGAGTAGCATTACCCGTTAAACAGTAGGATTCAATGAACTTGTCTTGCATTGCGCTCATCTTCCTCTTCCACCTGTAATTGATGCCATTCTCCTAGCAAGTGCGGCTCTATTCGTATTCCACCATGCCCTACGTTTGCGTCCTTCTTCCGATCTGGCTAATTCTCCTTCAATATCTTTAACAGTGAATGGCAATCCCAGCTCTTCACCGGACGCTGGTACACTGCCCTTAAAATAAAGATTTGGATTGGCTGGAATATAATGTTGCCTTTCTTCAGCATAAGGGCCAATAGGTCCAATTCGTCTGGAAACATCTGGCCCTACCTGTTGGTGTCTAAGAACCGGGTCTTCTCCCCTCCTCATAACAACAGGTTTTCCAGAACGCCTGTAATTTTGTGCTAAGTATGGCCCTATAAGATCATGCTGCCGATCTCCACCGCGAATTCCATACCTTCCAAAAGCATTATGCGCTAACTCATGCCCAAAAGTTGCGCCCCAATTTCCAGGAAATGCTCTATTCATTTCAATATGTGCAGGCCAAGTTCCAAGAGGCGTACTTTTTGGTGTATGTAGCCCAAGTGTGCGTCCATAAGACACGCTCTTTTCAGGAGATATATCACTACGACGCAACCAATTAGTTGGGATAAAACTACCACCCTCCTGCAATAGACCGGCCAATTCCATCGCCCCTAAGTCCTTATTCTTTCTTAGGGCCATAGTTCTTAGGATCATCCTCAACTGTAGAGGAGTCAATTTATTTACATCCCAAGAACCCTGTTGCGCTGGATTAGCCAAAGAAAAGAGCCTGTTCCTTCTGTCTGCGGTTATGAAGTCCTTCTACGAACTTACCCTTGCTCTTGACCCAGCCCTGCTCCTTAGAGAAAGCCTGCTTCTTGAACTCATCCATATCACCGGCGTTTAACGCCTTTAGAGCCTTACTCTTTTTGAAAGAGGTTCTACCCACATTGTATACGAGTGATGTCAATGCAGCCTTCTGATTTGCACTGAGATCAGCCGTAACCACGCCATCAAGGAAATCACCGATGTCCTGTACCTTACCCATCAGCCAACCACGTTCCTTAGCCTCTGTGGTCTTTTCGCCCTTTTTATACTTTCGCCCAAAACCTATACGCTTCGTGCCAACATCAGTAAAAGGCTTATCCTGGTAACCGCCCTCCCAATCCGCGATCTTGTCCATTGCAACCTGACTATAGGAGACAGGAGCTACACGGCCTTCCCTTACTGGCCTCTCTAGCCGTCTGGGGGCAACATCACCACCGATACCTGACCTAGTTCTTCCCACCATTCGAGGCCGGCCAATCCCTGATCTTGTTCTTCCTTCAGGTATTAGTCCACCGACAAAGCCTCTAACCCGATCCATCATGCTTGGTTCTGGTGGAGCCTCTCCTCGGTTAAAGCCTCTCCAGCGGTAGTAGTCATCC